ATTTGATATAATGTCTTTATAAAAAAAAATAAGGAGAGAAAAAAATGAAAACAAAAATAAAAAGAAGAAACAAATTTGGTAAGGTTACTGATGTTGATATTATATTCGGTAATGAAATATTCAGTGCCTCTATGTCTGAACGATACCCCAAGTTAGGTAGTTGGAGTCTTTCAAGATATAGACCAGATTTATCTTTGAGCTTTATGAGAATGTTTGCACCTATAGGCTTTGATTTTAAATCATTAACAGAGATCAAAAAGTTTATTAGAGATAGAAAGTATCTTTAATTAATAATAAGGCAGTCTGAAATATGGCTGCCTCACCAATCAAATTTTTTTTCATCTTTTAATTGTTGCTCAACATTATTTAAAACTTTTTGTTTAAGGTCATCATCTTCTCTAATACATTGATAATGAGCATGACCACCCCCATAGAAAGAAACAAAACTATCCATGTTCGTCATCTCTTGTTTGCAATAACGACAAGTTCCTACGTCAACGATTATTTGTTTTGATTTAACCCAAGTTTTTTTTTTAGGTTTTGGCATAGTTAGGTTTCTTACCTTTTCTTGACTTTCTTTCAGCTTTCTTCTTTCTTGATACCGCAGCTCTCCTTTGCGAAGAACTCATAGCTCTTGCTTTGGCTAGTGGTACACATTTAGGATAGTTTCTTCGTTTCTCTTTACCTGAACGACCACACTTAGGAAAAGAACCATCGGATCTAGGATTGGCAATATCAACCCAGTTTTGTTGCACCCATGACCTTAATCCTTTTTTAGCCATTATCTTTTTCTTTTCTTAGCTTTCTTTTTTTTCTTCTTTCCACCAGGAGTTATTTTACCTGAGCATACACCAGAGGCATACATATTAGCATAAGCAGAAGGATATACCTTGAACTTACGTTTAGCTGCAGCCTTACCTCTAGCACATAATTTAGCCATGTCTTTTCTGTATTGCAAACTTAGCAGTTTTTACAGCTCCTTTATGTGGTTTGTAAGTACCCTTCATCAATTTATAAGTGTTCCCTTTTTTCATCCAATGATAACCTTTGGGTGGTTTAATTGATTTCATCATACTTTTCTCTTTTTCTTTTTCTTGAGTGCTTTAAAATCTGCACCTGTAATCTTATCAAATGGTGCAGCCATTCTTGCAATCTTCATTTGTTTTTTACTATACTTTTTATTTTTTCCTTTTGGCATAATATTTAACCCTCCAACATTCCCAGCTTACTTGAAGCTACTCCTAATTGTTATTTTTTTTTCTTTTTTTTGTTTTTTTTCTTTTTTTTATTCATTGGTTTTTTTTTACTATGATACATTGTTTTCTCCTTTTGTTACCATTTTTTACATGACCAGTATCTAGCACTGAACACATCTTTAGCAGTATCACATTTGTGCCTTGCTCTAAAGCTCTTTCTAGCTTTGGGGTTTGATTTTCTAATTTTCATATTAGCATCCCCAAATCTTATAATCTTTTCTTTACCACCTTTACAAGCCTTAACGACAAATTTCTTACCACCTGAGATTTGTCTTTTAGGACTGTTGCATTTCATTTTTGATTTGTCAATTGCCATCTAATTTAACTCCATCAAAGTATTTATAATCATATTCAACTACTCTGCAATCATGTTTTTTACGCATAGATTTCTGAGCATTTTTAAATTCTGTTGCCTTCTTTTCAGTTTCAAATATGACATTTGTAAACAATTCATGTTTATCTGAATTATCTCTTTTCCAAACAACACAGAACATTAAATTAAATTGTTTTCTTGACAGGCAAATCTTGTATAAGTTCTTTGGTCTTCAAGAGTATCATTAGGTATTTCATTCAATACTTCTATAGATTTTTTATAACCAACCATAACACACTCTTTCCAAGTATCATAAAAGTTTATTGTTTGAGGTTGAACACATGAATGATTTAATGCTGAACACATAGTCATAATTAAAACAAATTTCATTTAATATCTTTTAATTTTTTTAACTCATTCTCAAGTTCTGTTATTTTTTTATTTGCATCAATCAAGTCTTGTTGAGAATGTTCTAATTTTTGCAAACATCTTTTATTCGCTGAGTCTTTAGATTTACCTGCATCTTGTAATTCAGCAACTTCTTGTTTAAGGATTCTTACCTGATCCTTATATTCGTTAATCAAATCTAAATCTGACATTTATTTTTTTTTCATAATATCAGCACCCTTTAAACCATAGATTGCTGACACAACTCCAATAAACAATGCCTGATACCAAAAAGGCATATTATTAAATTGGTCAAAGAATTTATCTACTTTACTCATAATTTCAGGATCATCACTGAAAATACTCCAGATTAACAACATGACAGGAGCAGAAACAAGTATTAATACGAACTCATCTTTCCAGCCTTGTTGATTGTTAGCAATGACAGCTTTTTGATATTCTATTTCACCATTAGCCATCTTTTCTGCATGACGCATTTCTGCCACACTTTCTAATCGTTTTGTTTCTCTACGATTGTTTGCAATAGACATACCAGTCTTGATAATACCTGGTACTAATTTAGCTGCTAGATTTAACCACATTATGCACCTTTCATTTTTTTTGCTAGTTTTTTTGCTCTGTTAGGAGTCTGCCTAGCCCACAAACTGTCCATCATTTGAAAACTAGCCTCTCCATACAATTGATTATCCAAAGCCTTCCACATATTTTTAAATTTAGATACACCACCTTCACCTATTTGATAAACCATATTAATAATTACTTCTTTAGCAGTATTGCTAATTGATCTGTCTCCTATCAATCTTTCTGCTGCATCTACTGTTCTTTGAAAGTCTCTCTCAAATACAAGCTCACCTTCTTGTTTAGAATACTCTACACCATGTTCATATTGGTCTTCAGGTGTAATCTTATGTCCATAGAATATAGTATCAAAGCCTTCAGAACATTTGTAAATTTTAGGCACATAGCCTTCACAAAGTTTAATTTCTTCTTTTACTTCTTCGTACATTTTTTTTCTCCAGATTTATTGTCATTTGTACTCTTAATCGCCATACAAAACCATACAATTTTCTTAGTAAACATTCTAATTTTATCAATAAATATCTCATAAATAGACCTCATAAAATTTTTAATGTTTGCATCCTTCACAATTACATAGTTCTTTATCCAAATTATTAATATGCAAATCATCTTTACAATGACAATTGCACTTACAATTTTTACATTTCTTTTTTTTTCTTTTTAGTTTAGGAAAGAATATATTATCTAAATGCTCAGAGAACGTATCTAACCAACCTAAAAAAGTATATATAATTTTATCAATCATTTATAATTCTCTTTATTGCTTTTGAACCATCAATATTTTCTTCTAATTCAGCTTGTACTTTACCACACTTATATTCAATGTTTTGTGATGCGTTTCTCTCAGCTTCTCTTTTACCTTTAAGACAATCAGACATTTTGCTTTGTATTCGGTGTTCTTTTAGTTCACCTGCAATAAACATACATAAAGCTATAACTGTACTAATGACTTGTTCCATTGGTATATTTCATCTCTCTGTTAGCATCTTTTAAATTTTCAATATCTTCAAGTGCTTTGTCTAACATCTTCTCAATGTGTTGTAGCATAACTTGATTGTGAATATTTTTATCTAATAACTCTTGGTGTTTCTCCACAGTTTCGTAAAGGTCTTCCAAAAGTAAATATTGTTCTTTATCTACAGTAGTTTGTTCAGATTTTTTTAGCAAATCAGCTGTCATTAATTCTCTTGATGTCTCAAGTGATGTTAGTCTAGCAGTGATCTCAGTATATGCAAAAATACCCATACTTACTGCAATAATAATTCCAACCATGTTCTTGATTGGCATAGCGACTGATGTATCTTCACTAACTTTCATAATCTACCATATATAATTTTATACCTAATCGTTTCTGTTCTTTAGTAGGACTTCTGCAAATCTTGTAAGAACCTTTAGGTTTATCTTTTAAACTTTTACCTTTTTTTGTTTTTCTATAGGTTATAGTTTTTATATCAATGAGTGTTATTTTACCATTTTTGTCAACGATAACAATATCAAATGGACAAGCAGGATCTACAGATTTAGCAACAAAATAACCTTCTTTGGTTAGTTTTGCTATGGTTTTATATTCACCAACAGTGCCTTTTATTGAAGTTTTTTTTTGTCTTTCAGAGATTAGTTTATCAGATTTATAACCAGATTTGCTAGACTTGTCAGACTTAGTGCTGCTACGAACCATAAGATTTTGTAGATGTTGTTTATTCTTAGGTCAATGTGGTGTAGGTGATTATCCCTTATCACATCAATTTTGTGGTGGATTAGTTTTAACTCACCTTCAAGTTTGATTATTTTCTTTTCGTTTTCTTGAGGTAAGTTGTCCATGATTATTCTTCTCTTTTACCTTGTAGCATTTGTAGGTATTCATAAATAAATTGTCTTGTTTCACTATCTGCATTTGCCATAATAATTCCAAGTTTTCCTAAATGTTGAATTACAGCATCAGCACCTTTATTATTAGCTAATTTTATACCTTGTGCTAACCAATTAATAAATTTAGGGTTAGTCATTAAACCAGCAGTAATCCTTGCACTACCAATAACTAAAGGAACAGATAAAATAAATGCTGGATTTCCTGTAAATGCTGTAGCACCACCTCCGAAAATTAAACCTTGTCCAACTAACCTGTCTGCTGTTCCACTAGGATTTGCAAAAGTTTTACCACTAGCTCTAATACTATCTGCTATTTCTATAACTTGACTTAAATTTTTTTGAAATTCTTTTCCAAATGGTGCGTTTTTAAATAAACTTTTTTTTGCCTCTTTAGATAATTTATTAAAATTAGTTAAAAAAGTTTCTGAAGAAAATCTACCAGCAGTCATAACAGTATCACCACCAAATGTCTGAGCAGGTTGCATTCTACCTAATCTTTCTAATATGTTTGAAACTAAAATTTTATAGTTATCATTTGCTGTTTTTTTATTTACTTTAGCCAAAGAATTTCTAACAGCATTTAGTCTTGTTGCACCTTCTTTACCAGAACTTAATAAACTCATAACAAGTTTATCTGGATCAGCAGCATTTACTATTGGTTGCAGATAATCTTCAATTCTTTGTAATCCTTTTTGATAAAATTTATTTGCATTTGTTAAATCTTTTACTGCTTTTGCACCACCATATTTAGATGCTGCTAATTTCAAATCTTCACTTAATGCTTTATAAATTAATTTTAATTGACCTTTATCAACGTCAGGAACTAAATCAAAAGATGCCATTTTTTTACCTATTTTTTGTTTTATTGCTTTAACTGCTGAATAAGGTAACTCACCATTTTTAGTAATGTCTTTTTGTATATTACCTAATAAATCACTTAAAAATGGATTTTTTAATTGATCTCCTACATTTTTTGCACCTGGAATATCATCTACTAAAGAACTAAGTGT